TGCGGACATAGATGCCTTAGATGCTTTTTTCTTAAAAGTGAAACACTCCACGGTCTTTTCTTTTTCATCAAGCATATCGGATGTAATTTAAGGAAAACCCAATGATTTTAAACATAAATAAATTAATACTAGATAACATAAGTAAAAAGTCTGATAGCAAGACATGGGGTGGTCACGACAGAAAGCGAACTGTTGGTGCATCCGCAGTAGGTGGGTGTCTGCGATCAATTGTTTATGACAAACATAATGCACCTGTTGACAAAGATTTTGTTCAAGACTTAGGTGCGGCTGAACGTGGTAACATGGTTGAGGCTTGGGCAGTTTCATCCATGCAACAAAGTCTGAAAGGTAGCAAGGTCGAATTAATATGGGCTACTGACGAAGGACAAGAAACCTTAGTTAATATTCTTTATTATCAAAGTGCAACACCTGATGGTTTATTTGTTTCTAAAGATGTGTTTGCTGTTATAGAAGATGACGGGACAAAGAGGTATACTAAATGCGTATACAATGAATTAAAGTCTATTGATCCTAGAGCCTATGACAATTTGAAAGCTCCAAGGTTCCAACATAAAATGCAAGTTCAGCAAGGCATGGATTTAGTTAGAAGAACAACAGACTATTTTCCTACACATGCAATTCTCACTTATATAAATGCAAGTTTTGTAAATCAGATAAAGTCTTGGGTTATTCCGTTTGATGAAAAGATTTCTACGGGTTTAAGAGCAAGATCATCTTCTGTGTTCACTAAGTATTCCCTGGATAAATTACCAGAGCCAGAAGGTAAAATGGAAGGTGGAAAAGATTGTACTTATTGTGCCTATAAAAAATTATGTTTGGATGAAGAAGTTTCTAGTATTCCAAGTGCGGAAGGTTCTAACTTTTCTGAAGCTATAACCAACCGACTTTATGACAAGGTTAAAGAGAGACATATATTAAATGATGAAGCTAAATCCAAAACAAGAGAAGTAAAGAAATTAGAACAGGATATTAAAGAAATTCTTAAAGAGGCGGATAGTAAAAAAATATCTGCTGATTGGGGATCGGTGTCGATGTATTCACAAAAAGCACCGTTACGGTTCGATAGAGAAAAGTTTGATAAGGCGGGGTTGGATCTGCGAGATTTCCAATCTCAAGGAGATTTTTCGCCTCGTCTTTCCATTTCTTATCGCACTTAATAGTTGACAGACTGAGTAAACACACAAACAAACGAAAGGACATTCATTATGAATGAAATACAAATCCAAACCCCTACCTTTGATGTATCAAACATTGATAACATTGTAAACCAATTGTCTCAAGTTGCCGATGAACTGAGTATTGGGGGTGTTCAATATATTAAGTTTAAAAAAGGCGAGTGGTTAATAGGAAAAGCCGAAGATACTTTTCCCAATAATAAGTTTGAAGCATTAGTTAATTTAGCAATGGTTCAAAATGGTTGGGTCTGTTGGAAAGACGGACAACTTGTAGATGAGCAATGGAGTAATCTTGGTGACAAGAAAACCGACAAAGCTGATCTTCCCGATCATGGGCCTTATACCCAACCAAACGATGGATGGTCTTACAACGTAAGATTTGAAATGCAGATACAACCAACGATTGGAACTGAGACCCACATTCTCGCACAGTTTACAGGCTCTTCAAAAGGAGCGATGAAAGCCGTGGGAGAAATGGTTAGAGAGGTTGTTCAACAAAAGAAGACAGGGCAATTTGAAAATCAAGTGCCTATAATTTTGTTTCATTCAGATAGTTATAAACACAGTCAGTATGGTAAAGTTTATATACCTAAACTATCTGTGTCTAGATGGATGGATCAAGCTGATACGGTTCCTGTTCAAGGTACTATTAAAGAACCTGACACACAACCAACTCCAAATACAGATATTCCTTTAGAGTAATGGATGATTTGAAATCGGTATTGGGTGGTGGAGTAATCCCCACCCCCTTCCATGATTTTATGTCTGGAGTGAAACTGAATTATATTAAAGATGATGCAGGTGTTAAAAAATTAACAAAGTATTACTCAAATCTGATTAAGGACAAGCACAGTTGGGATAATCCTATTCTATTATCAATAGATGTGGAGACCACCGCTGACCAAAGTCTGATATTAACTTATGAAAAAAAACAGAAGGAATTTTTAAAGGTATCTGAAACCTTTCATACGTTTCCCCTTTTATCAAAATGCACGGATGGTCAGAGGACGGATCGTAAAAAAGCTCACGAGATTATGGCAAACTGTAGATCAGACCTCAATGCCCAAGCAAAACATGTCAAAAGAGCGGGTCTCAACGTGTTCACAGGACAAGTTAGATTGTTGCAAATCTATAGTGGGGAAGAAGTCCACGTCATTGATCGATGGTACATTTCAATTCCCACCTTATTAGAATTAGGAGACTTGGTTTTAAGCACGGATAAATGCATTTGGCTTGCCCACAACGCACAGTTTGATGTGAAGATGTTAACGCAACATGGGATTACACCCGCAAGACATCCTCATTGTACATTATTGCAAGCCCAAGCCTTAGTTAGTCTTACCCAAATTAGAAAAGGATTAGCTTATAGATGTGCCGATGTTTTAGGTAAAGAACCTAGTAAGACACAACAAGCATCCGATTGGTCTAGAGATCCTCTTGATAAAGAGCAAATTCGATATGCGGCAGGTGATGTTGTAGCAACGTGGCAACTCCATTTTAAACAAATGGAATTAATCAGACAAAGTAAAAGAGTTCCAAGGGAACAATGTGAATGGGTTTATGATTTGCTCAGATCAAGTATTAGAGCCGTTAATGAAGTTATGTTAAACGGAATAGGGTTTGACAAAAAGTCTCATATAGAACTCGCTAGTAATTTAGAGACACGAGACACGGCAGGAAGAGCCAAAGCCCTTGAGATGTTTCAAAATTATTCAAGTGAGGGTGCCCCCGTTGTTGATAACCCTGCATCAACAATTCAAATAGCTAATTGGCTTAGATTTCATCTTAATAAGTTTCCACCTTACACCACAGACAATTGGGTTAAGACTGACACAGGACAATTAAAGTGTGGAAAAATTGAGTTATTAGAAAACATATCTCAATTACCAACTGAACATCATTACCCCTTATTAGCGATTGCCGAATGGGCTGAAGCTAAAAAGAATAACTCCACATTAGGCACTGATTTTGGAAGGTTTATTAATCCAATGTCTGACCGCATTCACGCAAACTTTAGAATAGGTGGAACGGAAACGGGTCGATTTTCTGTGACAGAACCTGCCTTACAAACCATTAATGCAACTGAGGAATTCAGACATCTATTTAAAAGTAAAGACCGCCATAGTCTGGTTGTCTGTGATTATGGTCAGATAGAAGTTCGTGTTCCCGCAGCATTATCCCAAGACAAGGTTTTGCTAGGAGCCATTCAAGACGGTCTAGATATACATATACTAACCGCCAGACATTGTTTCAAAGGAGATTATCCTACTGATTGTAGTGATGATCATTTTAAAAACGGCTCTGGTAAATGGATGAGACAAGCCGCTAAAGCTTGTATATTTGGACTTTTATTTGGTCAGGGGCCGAGAGGTTTGTCACAAGTTCTGACAACCAATGGACACCCAACCACACTACATGAAGCTAGTAGAATTCAGCACGAAGTTCTGGATCTTTACGTTGGATTAAAGGAGTGGATTACACAAACAAGAAAACTATCAGATAACACAGGTTATTTATGGACACCCCAAGGAAGAGTTTACGCACCTTTGAGATCAAATCAATTGTTCACAAAGTCAATAAATACTCCATGTCAGGGGGGAGCCGCAGAAATAATGTTGTTGTGTCTAAGTAGATTTCCAAAAATCTGGGGCGATATACCTGCCAAATTAGTTCATGTGGTTCACGATGAATTAATTGCAGAAGTACCAGACGAGTTTGCCACACAGACAAAAGACTTAATGATCGAGACCATGAGGTGGGCGGCTACTAAATTATTTGAAAACATACCTCAAACGGGACTTGTTGAAGGCGGAATTGGCAAAACTTGGGGCGAGGCAAAATAGATAGGAATAGTTAATAATGAATATGATGTACAAAGATAATCAAAGTAGGTTTCGTAATAGTTTTGCTGAGAGTATTTTTAATTTAAAATATAAACACGAGGGTGCTGAGACATGGGAAGAATTATCTAATACTGTAGTTGAAGATGTCTGTGGTGGATTATTACCAAAGTCAGACATTTCACAATTAAAATCTATGATTTCCGCTATGAAGTTCATGCCCGGGGGTAGGTACTTATATTATGCAGGAAGACAAGCTAAGTTCTTTAATAACTGTTATTTACTAAAAGGCGAAGAAGATACACGAGAAGAGTGGGGTCACTTAGCTAATAGAGCAATGTCTTGTCTGTCTAGCGGTGGTGGCATTGGTATAGATTATTCTAAGTTTCGTGGTAAAGGCTCTCTATTATCAAGAACAGGTGGGGAAGCTAGTGGTCCTATCAGTTTAATGTTAGCCATTAATGAAATTGGTAGACAAGTTATGCAAGGTGGTAGCAGACGTTCTGCTATATATGCTTCTTTAAATTGGCAACATTCTGATGCTGAAGACTTTCTAAAAGCTAAAGATTGGAAGAATATGCTTGTCCCAGGTACTGATAAAACAATGGCAGATCTTAAAGAAGCAGACTTTAACTTTGCTTGTCCTCTAGACATGACAAACATCTCACTTAATTGGGACACTAAGTTTATTGAAGATTACTGGGGAACAGGCGAGTTACCCGAACTTTGGTATAAAAACACTAGACAGGCTTTGTCTTCAGCAGAACCCGGATTTTCATTTAACTTCTTTGAGAATGAAAATGAAACATTAAGGAATGCATGTACCGAAGTAACATCCGAAGATGACAGTGATGTCTGTAATCTTGGTTCCCTTAACATGTCTAAAATAGAAGACATAAAAGACTTTGCACAATGCACAGAACTAGCAACTAAGTTCCTAGTCTGTGGCACAATGAAAGCTGAGTTACCTTATGATAAAGTTTACAAAGTTCGTGAGAAGAATAGAAGACTTGGTCTAGGTTTAATGGGTATGCATGAATGGCTTCTTCAAAGAAAAGAACCTTATAAAGTTACAGAAGAAATGCATCGTTGGTTATACATTTACAAATCTGTTTCAGATAAAGTAGCTAAAGAAAGTGCTGATGCATTAGGTGTAAGTAGACCTGTCAAGGTTAGAGCGATTGCACCAACAGGTTCAATTGGTATTTTAGCCGCAACCACTACAGGTGTTGAGCCCTTATTTGCCGTTGCTTATAAAAGAAGATACCTAAAAGAGGGGAAGAAATGGATGTATCAAATGGTTGTTGATAGTGCGGCTCAAGAAGTAATTGATCGTTATGGTACAGACCCAGAATCAATTGAGAGTGCTCTTGATCTGTCTAGCGATTATGAAAGACGAATGGAATTTCAAGCAGATGTTCAAGACTACGTTGACATGTCTATATCTAGTACTATCAATCTA